AAACGGGATAGATAGGGAACTGAAACTCAGCTACTTTCGGCGTTGTCGTTTGTTCTTCTTAATTTTTGCTCTATCTGCAATGGACTGCAGTAGAGCGGCATCGGTTTTGAGAGCTTTGGCCTTAGTTACTCGCTTTTCAGCTTTCGCTAAAGTTTGACTGCTCCTATTCCTCGCCTTTCGTTCGCGTTGCCTCCGCGGAACTTGAGTGCCAGAGGGACTAGGATTAGACTTCTCCCAGGCTTCAGTTGCTTTACGGGCACCTGATATACCTAGAGAAGCTGCAGCACTAACGGGGATAGATAATCCACCAGTTAAACCGGACAAAGCTCCACCTATTGCGGGGATAACAGCTTCTAAACCATCTAAAATCGTATTCCACCATTCACCAGCAGGATTATCTGCAACGCGAACAGCAACAGGGAGTTCCGACATTAAACGAGAGTAGAGCTCTAAGGCCATAGGATCAGAACAAGCAGGTGGGCGTGTAAGGACAAGGAGATCGGGTTCAGCTACAGTTGGAATTCTTTCGAAAATATATCGTACGGTGACAGACAAAGTAGTGTTCTCATTAAGACCAGTTAAAACACACCCTGTAACATCAAAAGGTAAAGCACAATTCATGGCAGAGCCATAAAACTGCGAACCACCAGTTGGAAATAAGGGTGTGAAAATTGTACGAGTAGGTATACCAGTCGTAAGAGCACTAATATCAATGTCACGAATAGCAATAGCGGATCTACCAGATACAGATCTGTTAAACGGCACGCTATCACTATTGAGGCAACATACTCCATAAGAGCCTTCCTCTGCACCCCAAGTGCGAGAGGTTGGATATAATGCAGCTTCAGCAGGCGTTGTAGGTGGTAAAGCTACAACATCAGTCAACTGTTCAAGTCCATCTTGGGTGAAGTCAGGAGTATATGTATGAGTAGAAGTTCTAAAAGCAGGACTGCGGTAATTAATGATGGTACCTCCTTTATACAAGGAAGCAGTAGTGTTTACAACTTCATAGGCAGCGCCAATAAGCCTCCATGCTCCAGAGTTAGTGCGTACAGGGATAGATACGTCACCAATCGCAGGTGAATTAGTATCAAACCAAGAAGTTCCTGTAGCAACCGGGATGACATTAACTCCACCATAAATGTAAGAACCAGCCGCCAAATGATCTATTCCACCTTGATTTGTTAAAACAGCTCGATATAACCTATTATCAACAGAGTTAGGTCCAGTTCCTCCACCAGCGGTATTGTTCACTACTAAAGGAGGAGAAATTGGGTTAAAGAAAACATGACAATCCCAGGTGGCTCCAGAAGCGAGCGTACTAGGTTTTGTCGCAGTCATGTTAAGATTATACGTTTGGACAAGGCTGTTTGTGACCGAAAGATCAGGATATCCTTCACAACATACGGGCATGTCGTGAAAAGGATCAGTCGCTTGTGTTAACCAAGTAAGTCCGGACTCAGTCAACTGTCCAGTTCCGAGAAGAGAATCTAATTTTCTTCTCACACGTCTCTTCATTGGCATGTGAGTGATTGTTTGTGCGTCGTGTGCTTCCATATGATACTAACAATAGTACTATTAATACCCACCACGACGTTTAAATGTGATGTAAAAACACCATCACAAGTTCTCTCTACCATCATACAATGATAGAGGGCCATCGATATCATACAATTGCGCATAGATAGCCGGCTCTGTAACCTTGAGGGAAGAAACGTCCTCAGATTGCGACTTTAAATGTGTGATAAAGCGTTTTACCAAACCACGCATAGTCGAATAACGGAGCAGTCTATATATAGCAATGGCACGAACACAAACAATGCTAAAAGAGTCGTGTTTGGATCCATATGTAATACTAGAGAGGATCTTTGCAATATTAGGTATATAGTTGTAATGAGGCGCACCAAGACACCTCAGCCCTAGGAATGAAACTTTGCAGTCTCCAACTCCTAGCTCGACAGAACAGGCTTTTGGCTTTACAACCAAAGAATAGAATGAATAATTAGCTATGAGAGATTCTGAGAAGTGGAGCTCATTTTCTATACCAAAAAACTCAGAATTACATCCACCGGTGTTGTCGTCTCCGAATAGACCGACATCGACATTTGCGAGAATGTCACTCAGGGTAGGCATTCTCCCATAGTATTCAAAATAGAGCTTAATGAAAAGCCTGAAAACAATTATAACATGGGCAACACAGTTGTCCTCAGTGGTAGAACCACTACCTGACGGATTCCCACATTTACGTTGAAACAACGAACCATCATGTGTTAGAAAAACGGATTCACAAACAGCATCTTCGACGTATTTGAATTGAACCTTTTCGGAATCAGTTAAGTGAGGAAACATATGTTCTCGTTTTATCTTATAAACATCACGCATAATCTGGAGTTTGCGGTCCCATCCAGAAACATCAGATTCCCACCGGAGATTAAACTTCGACAGTGATGCAAAGAACTCCTGCGCTCCTCCATATTGTAGAGAGATACCATACTTTATCCAGTGGTACCGAGCAGACCGGATCATTCGTTTTTGCGGAATCGTAAAAAGACGTTTTTGTTTAAGTACGAGTTCAAGAGGTGCAATCTGAAATGTTCTCATCTTGTCATCGAGAAGATCAACGATATCCAGTTTCTCTTCCCCTTTACCTGACAAGGTCCAGATTGGTGTTTTCATTGCTTTTTCAACATCCTTGAAGTCTCTGTGACGGAAAGCATCTTCTTTATTGCGGCATCCAAGGTAGCGCCAAGGATAGCCAGGTGATTTGTCCCACTCAACACTTATAATCGGAGAGGACTTACATTCGTAAAAACCACCGCAATATTCAGATGCGAACTTAAGAGCAAGCTGGTGATAGACATCAGGTTTAAACTCGAGCGGATAATCCATCTTATGGGCAGACTTCCAATATCCATCATAGTTTACCTTCACAGGTCTATGAGTCGAGAGACTTATAAGTTCTTCCTTGCCTTCGAAATCAAGGACATATGGACATAAAGCTTCTGAGTACTTTTTATTACCTAAAGGGTAACTGTGGGGTACTCGACCCACGCACTGGAGGTGCGTAAAACAATTGTTTATAGAGGGGGATACCCTCTGTAGTGGGTGCCACTCGAGTGGCACATCTAGTTTTTTGAACCATCACTTGCTCCTCCAGAAGCTTCGGCAGACCTAAAGGGATCGGTCCAGCGACGGAACAAATTTCCATTATTTTCACCTCTGGTTCCAACGTGATAACCAACAACAACACCTTCACTTCCAACAACTGGACTTCCACAATGGCCATCTTCGGATTTGTAATCAACAACGAACTCGTTTGGGCGAGTGGATTTAGTTGGAGCTCGGGATGAAGATAAGTAGACAGCATTACATACAACACCATCATCTTTTGGAAACCATTCATGTACATACAAGTTAACTTTTTCATCAAGTCTGTCTTTTACAACAAAGCGAGCACTTGCATAGTTTACATTCTCTTTGGTGATGTCATACATGCAAAAATCATCAGTAAAATCTTGAGGGCGAACCACTAAACCTTTGTCAACGTTTGTAAACTGAGAATAGACTCCATTTGCCCATTTGGTAGGGAAAAGAAGTTCTTGTCCATTCTCTATGAAGTGGTAAGGCATTACCAGATAACGTTTCTTGTCATTTATGACAGTACTTGCAGTGGTCAACGTACCATCTAAAATCATTGGAATAAAACCTTTTATAGGCTCATGGACTTCAACAAAATACGAACCACGTTGTGGTGCTTCACGGGTAGGGACTTTAGGTTGTTTCTTAATGGACAACTTATCTAAATCAACCTTTTGGAGGGTGGGGGTTTTCTCACGAATTTGATACTCTTTATTAGCGGAGGTTTTCTTCTTTAAACAACGACGGCATCTTCCTCTCTTAGTAACATTAGAATTTCCACATATACAATACTTAGTACGTTCTAAGTGAACAGGATTGTGTTCTCCATCACGAGGCAATTTTTCACGGTCATCATCAGAATCAGTATAATAATCATATCCATCACGTAAGGCATTACGGCGTCGTTGAATGCGAGCGTATCTTCTTTCTTCATCGGCTACATGGTTCTGCCAAGCTTCTTCTTCAGTGACATCCCATTCTTGATCGGAGTCCCAATCATCATTGGTCATATAATAATCCTCAACATCATCTGGACTAGCAAAACCATAATCTTTAAACACTTCTAACAGGCGTTCGACACGATCGTCACGACCATGATTGACAGCATCATAAAATTGATTTACCAAACCCAACATATAAGCTTTTTCGGCATTAAAGTCCTTAACTTTGAAACGCTTACTTCTTCCTCTAAATGTGTGTTTGTTCTTTCCTTTGGCCTCACGTTGTTCTTCTTCATCATCACCATCTTCTTCATCTTCATCTTCATCTCTGTTCATTCTGCTCTTAAGCATACCGAAGGCGACACCAACGGCAAGAAAACCAACAAAGACTACAATAAAACTCTTCGAGTGACGAGAGAATATGGCAGTGAAAATTTCTTGTTTCTTACGAAGGTACTTCAACAAATTCGCAGCACTTGCAAAAGCAGATGCGGAGAAAATGTCTGTTGAGAAGAAATGTTGCATAGAGTCATCAGCACGTTCTTCAGGAAAAATGTCATCTCTGTACTTAAAACCTTCATCGTCATCTGATTCAGCACCAAGACCTTTTCTGTCTTGTTTAGGCGCGACATTCCAGAGAGATTTCATATCCCACTTGTTGTCTTTAGGAGTATAGGTGTTACGTCTATAAAGTATGTAAGCGGTTGCTTTGGCTCTCAAACACTCACAATAAGCGCAATATTCTGTGCACAAGCAAGATTCACCTTTAAGATTTCTATCATTAAAAGTGAAACGACGTTTAGGGTCTTCAACAAGGGAATCCTCCTTGCAGAGTATCATCCTGACATAGTTATTATCCATGGCTTTACGAGCATAGCTCAATCTCTCTCTCTTACAACCATTACGAGGTGTAGTATGTAAGGTGTCAGGGTCTAAAGATCTGCGAGCACTCAATGAGAGACCGGAAGTATAACTGATATGCTTAGATATACACATATCGTCGATGAAGTACTCAACTCGACAGTTACACGTTCCATCACTTTCGTTACACTTAGTACACATACGGCCAGAATGGTGTAGCGCAAGACGTCCATGTACATTACTAACTTTCAGTGAGGCTTCACGTTTTGCTCTTGGAAACAGATCTAATACGTGTCTACCATAAAGGGACACAAGTTGTAGAGCTTTAGATATCTCGTCGGCGTCCTTAACGGCTCCAAGGGCTTCGACAGCGAGACCAACCAACGCTGCAATACTCAAAATACGGCGATACATCTTACCACCAGCTTCTCTCTTCTCATCTGCAAGTTTGTTATAAACTATGCGTACCGCATTAGCAAATGCTAAGGATACGATGAGGGAAATAGCGTATTTAACGAGATTGCGACGACGATTGGAATCATCTTGAGTATCCTCTTCATCTTCAACTTCTAGGTAATCATCATAAAAGCGAATTAACACAAAGTAGTCTAATGCAAACTTCACCGCGACAAATAAGGATCCAACGACACCAATATAAATATTGTATTGCCAGGTATAGTACAGCAAACAAATGCAGACCAACCAGTTGAATCCAAATGCCAAACCAAATCTCCATCCTTGTCTTTCATCAGACGGGCTAAGGAAACCCCACACCTGGACAAGCCAGTATATGAGGTTGGAGAGGTAAGCGGGAACCCCACAAAGTCTCTGCAGTGTTTCAGCAGAGCCTGCGAGGAAATAGGCGACGAAAATTGTGTCGAAGAACATATTAACTAC